TTCGGTTTCGAGCCTTCGCCTTGTTCATTGAGATCAGGAGGAATTAACTAAGCAGGTTCTTAGGGCCGTTAAATTAACTCGAGGCGATGGCGGTTGGGTTATGGGGCGTAAGGCTTCAGGAATTGTGTGCGGAGCAGTTGCCTCTGCAATGGTTACTCACTTTGCGACACGCGCTGAATCTGAAGTAGACATTCAGATAGGATAATGTCTGGACAGTAGCGTATAATATGTCCAATGGGAATCCGGGACATCTTTACAGCATCTAAGCCAGCAGTCGAGCTTACAGTCGATGCGGCTTCTGCTCCTGCGCCGTTTAACAACACGGCTTCATTTAATCCTTTCGTATTTACTCAGTCAGTCGCAACTCGTCAAACAGCGATGGCCGTACCAACCATCGCTCGCGCCAGGGGAATTATCTGCTCAACACTCGCAGGTCTCCCACTCGAGCAATACTCTAAGGTCGATGGTTCACACATGACCACGCCAGCAGTTATCAATCAACCAGACCCACGCGTTCCAGGTTCTGCTATCTATGCCTGGCTTGCGGAAGACCTCTGGCTACATGGTGTTGGGTATGGCCAAGTCCTCGAGCAATATGGTGACACAGGAAGAGTCCGCGCATGGACTCGTGTTGCACCAGATCGCGTAACAGTAAAATTAAATAACAATGACACAGAAATTATCGGCTACCAGGTAGATGGTTCAGTAGTTCCTAATCAAGGAGTTGGTTCACTTGTAGTGTTCTACGGCCTAGATGAAGGATTACTCAATCGCGCAGGCCGTACAATTCGCGCAGCTCATGCACTAGAACAGGCAGCAGAAACTTTCGCTAAAGAGCCAGTTCCACTTCAAGTTCTTAAGTCAAACGGTACTAACCTTCCAGCAGAGCGTATTTCAAAGCTTCTGGAGTCATGGCGTACAGCCAGACTTACTAAGTCAACAGCGTTCTTAAATGCTGATGTTGAATTGCAAGCGTTGGGCATCGATCCTGCCAAATTACAGCTGAACGAGGCTCGTCAGTATGTCGCATTGGAATTGGCTCGCGCTTGCAACCTTCCTGCCTACTTCGTAAGTGCTGAAGCAACCTCAATGACTTACAGCAACGCGATCTCAGAGCGACGCTCACTTATCGACTTCTCAATGAAGCCAATCCTTACAGCTATTGAACAGCGCCTTTCTATGCCGGACTTCTGCCCGTCAACTGGCGAGATTCGCTTCTCACTAGATGAATTCCTGCGCTCAGATGCTCTACAGCGCGCTCAGGTATACGAGATTCTTAATCGCATTGGCGCTATGAGTGTCGAGCAGATTAGAGAAGAAGAAGACCTTATCGACAACAAGGAGACCCGATGAAGATAACCATGCCAGTCGCTATTACAGCGGCAGATGCAGAGTCTCGCATTATTGCAGGCCGCATTGTTTCATGGAACGCAGAAGGTAACACTTCAGCAGGCCGAACAATGTTCAAGCCTGATTCAATCAAGATGAGCAAGAACACAAAGCTTGTCCTTCAGCATGACACTACTCGCCCTCTTGGCAAGTTGATGTCATTCGAGCAAGATGACGAAGGCATTACAGCAGAATTTAAGATCGCTAAGACAACAGCAGGCAACGATGCTCTCGAGGAAGCCGCAACTGGCCTTCGCTCAGATTTCAGCGTTGGCGTAGATGTCGAGTCATGGGATAACTCAAACGGAGTTATGGCTATCAGCGCATCTAACTTAATCGAGGTCAGCCTCGTTACAGATGGCGCGATACCGGGCGCAGAGGTCGCAAAAGTAGCGGCAGTAGAAAACGAAGTTTCTGAGACATCTCAGGAAGAAACACAATCAACCACAGAAGGAGAACAAGTGTCAGACACTACCGTTCCAGAAGTTGCTCCTGCCGCAGAAACGGTAGAGGCTGCAAAGGTTGAAGTTAAGGCTGCAACAGCACCTTACATTTCAACAACTGTTCGTAACCCAATCGTTGATAAGGCTTCTTATCTCGAGCATTCAGTCCGCGCTTCACTAGGCAACGACACATCAAAGATGTATGTTGCAGCAGCAGCAGACACAACAGACAACGCTGGACTCGTTCCAACACGTCAATTAACTGAAGTTATCAACGGCATTTCAAATGCTGATCGTCCACTTATTGATTCCGTATCAACTGGCGCTCTACCAGATGCCGGTATGACTTTCGAAATTCCTAAGATCACAGTTGCTCCAACAGTTGCAATTGCAGCTGAAGGCGGAACACCATCAGAAACAGATCAGAACGCTGCTTTCGTTTCAGTTGATGTCAAAAAGTACATCGGTCAGCAAACATTCTAACTAGAATTGCTAGATCGCTCATCACCAGCATTCTTTGCTGAACTCGTACGCCAAATGGAATACGCATACGCAAAGGCAACAGATGCAGCAGTCGGATCAGCACTTATTGCTGGCGGAACTGATGGCGGAAACCGCACACTAACAACTGGCGCACTTGCAGCAGATTTCGTTGCAGATGCAGCAGTTTCAATCTACGAGAACACTCTTGGATTTGCAACAAACATCGCAGTATCTCCAGCACAGTGGGGCGTACTCATGGGCTTGGTCGATTCTTCAAACCGTCCAATTTTCCAACAGACAATCAACCCACAAAACGCAGGTGGAACATTAACTGCAACAGCAGTACGTGGAAACCTACTTGGTCTCAACCTACGCGTAGCTCGTAACCTCTCAGGTACAGGTGATACCTCAATGATTATCATCAACCCAGATGCATACACCTGGTACGAGTCACCACGTCTATCTCTACAGACAAACCTCATCTCAACAGGTCAGGTTCAAGTTGGATACTACGGTTATGGTGCAATCGCAACAAAGATCGGCGCTGGCGCATACCGTTACATGGTTGCCTAGTAAATAACTAATCATGGGGGAGCTGCTGCTCCCGGTGGCTCCCCCAGTCGTTTAACAGAGAGGATGTAGAGATGGCTTCAATAGTTACAGTTGCAGAACTAAGGTCTATTCTTGGTGTCTCTACATCCCTTTACTCTGACGCTTATTTAACAGACGTAATCGATACAGCTGAGGCAGTTATTTTGCCTATGCTGGTCAAGTACGCTTCACCTATTTCTCGCGTAGAACTACAAGACAATATTGCTTATTACACAGTCCTAGGCGATAACAATTTCTCAGAGGGTCAGAGCGTAGTCATCACAGGATGCGGCTCCCCATTTAACGGCACTTTTACAATCTTAGAATCAAGTAATTACGACATTGATACTTACGTAATGAACTCTAATTCTCGCGTATTTGTAGACGGCGTTTATAGAGATTTCAACGGCTTCTTTACAGTATCAATTACAAATGCAGACATCGATGGCAGAAACGTCATTCCTTCAGGCAAGGCAACCCTTTCAGGCGCGGCAACTTACGTCGGAGTCAGCGCAGTCGAATCAGCAGTTCTAGCAGTATCAGTAGAAGTATTCCAATCTCGTATCGCTCCAGGTGGCCAGATCGAAGGAATCGACTTTACAAACGTTTCGCCTTATCGTTTAGGGCGCAGCCTTTTTAACCGCGTATCAGGACTCCTAGGGGCGTACATCGATACCGATTCAATGGTGCAATAATGCCAGCATCAACGATCCTAGACACAGTTAGACAACCTTTAGCCACAGCCTTTGCAAGCGTGGCAGGCAATGTTTATGCCTACGTTCCAGAGGCTCCTATGGTTCCTTTCGTAGTTACAGTCCCAGATTCACCATATCTCGAATTAGAGACTATTAATGGATCAACGCTACACATCAAAGTCAATCTTGTCATCTCGGTAGCGGTTGCATATAACAGCAACCCTGCATCGCTCGACAATCTCGAGCAGCTCGTCATAAGTGTTCTGAAGGTAATCCCAGTTGGGTACATCGTCGGAGCGGTTGAAAAACCAACAGTAACTCAAGTTGGCCCTTCCAATGTTTTGGTGGCTGATATCAGAGTTTCTACCTACTATACACAAACAAACTAAAGGAAAATAATATGGCAACTGTAGTAATCACAGGTCGCGATATTTCTCTATCTTTCACAGGTGGAACAGATATCGAGGCACAGGCAACCAACGCAGTATTGACAAAGGTTCTAGATCGTCAGACCTATCAAACTCTCGATGGCGAGGCTTACAAGACAACCAACGTCACAGCGACATTCCAGCTCGATATGCTTGCAGATTGGGGCAAAGCCAACTCAGTATGCGAAGCGCTCTGGACAGCCTGCGATTCAGCACCAGACACAGATATCACCATCAGCCTCACAGCTGCTACAGGTGCAGTTTTCTCATTTCCAATCAAGCCTTCCTATCCAACAGTGGGTGGCGCAGGCATGGATGCTCAGACAGTGTCTTACACTTTCCTAGTATCAAACGGCGCGGTCACAGAGACCTTCAGCTAAAAAATAGAAACGGGAGCAAACAATGCAACAGCAAATAACAATTAAATATACAGATGGATCCGAAACCACTTACATGGTTCGTCCACCAGATTACGCCCGCTGGGAAATGACAACTAAAAAGGTTATCTCCCAGTTCGGCGGAATGTGGGACATTCTTTATGTCGCTCACAGCGCCATGAAGCGTGATGCAGGCGGGAAGCCAACCAAGCCGCTTGAGGTCTGGATGGAATCAGTCGCAGACGTCGAAGTAGGTGAAGGAGACCCAAAAGTCATCCAAGAGGAAGCGTAAGCCGACTCTTAATTGAACTGGCAATAGCCACACAAATCCCTATGGATCAATGGCAAACTGCCGAGGATATTCTTACAGCTATAGAGATACTGGAGCAGAGAAATGGCAAGTGAACTTGTAGCACTTGACCAGACAGAACTGCGTCAGGTATTTAAGGCGCTAAAGAATATGGGTGAAGAGGCCAACGATGAAGCCAAGCGTCAATCAGGCGCTTTGGCTGAATTTGCTAGAGCAGAAGTTATCCAGAAGGCAAGGTCGCTACAAAGTAGCAAAGTTGCCGGACGTATTGCAGATGGCTCTAGGGTTAAAAAGTCCAGCCGCATTGGTGAGATTACTTATGGCTTCGCTTCTCAGAAGTTCTCAGGTGGTGCAACCACTAGAGATATCTGGGGCGGTTCAGAATTCGGATCCAACAAGTTTAAGCAGTTCCCTATATGGTCAGGCCGAGAAGGCCGAGGCTCTAAGGGTTGGTTTATCTATCCAACGCTTCGCAAGATTCAACCGCAAATCGTGGCTAGATGGACTGAATCATTTACTAAGATTTTGAAGGAGTGGGGATAATGGCTACAGGTACTAGAGCGTTAACGCTTAAACTCCTTGCCGACGTCGATAACTTCACAAAGAATCTAAAGACTGCCGATAAAGATGTTTCTACTTTTGGCGATAAGGTCTCAGAGTTTGGCAAGAAAGCTGGATTAGCCTTTGCAGCTGCTGGAGCAGCAGCCGTCGCCTATGCAGGCAAATTAGCCGTTGATGGGGTCAAAGCAGCCATAGAAGATGCTGCTGCACAGACTAAGTTAGCCCTTACCTTAAAGAACGTCACAGGGGCTACAGAAGCCCAGATATCGGCAACTGAAGATTACATAACCAAGACTTCCTTAGCCGTAGGCATTACCGACGATGAGTTGCGTCCATCGCTTGAGCGTTTTGCTCGCGCTACTGGCGATTTAACCAAGGCGCAGAAGTTACAAGCGGTAGCCATCGATGTAGCCGCAGGATCAGGTAAATCTCTTGAAACTGTAACTAACGCTATGGCTAAAGCCGCTGAAGGTAACACCGCAGCCCTTGGAAGGCTTGGCATAGGTTTATCAGCTGCTCAGCTTAAGACCATGACTCTTGATGATATTACTGCCAAGTTAGCCGACACCTTTGAGAATCAGGCAGCAGCAAAGGCAGACACATTCCAGGGCAAGTTAACCAGGTTGCAGATAGCCTTTGACGAAGGCAAGGAAACAGTTGGCGCATACATTTTAGATGCAATTACTCCAATGGTTAACCTCATTGTAAAAAATGTAATCCCAGCAATTCAGGATTTCACCTCTAATCTTGGGGATAAGTTGGCTCCAGTCATGAGGGTTATTCAGCCGATTATCAATGGCCTACGATCAGCATTTAACACAGTTCAGGAATCACTTAGACGAAACAATGATGAACTTCGCCCATTCTTTAACTTACTTAAGAACATTGCAGACTTCGTAGTTACATATGTTGCACCTGCTATTGGTGAAACTCTTGGTATGGCTTTCAAGGCATTAGGTCGAATCATCTCAACGATTATCGACCAGTTTGCAGATTTCGTAAATAACATTACAAGAATCTATAACACCATTAAAGGAATCATTGATGCTATTAGGGGGGCAGGTTCAGCCGTAGGCGACTTCTTCTCTAATGCTTCTATGGCTAGTTCTCCATCTCCGGCGGCTCCAATGGCGCCTTCAGCTCCAACCCCAGCCCCTTCAGTGCCACGCTACATTTACGCCAGCACTGGAAATACGAATATTACAGTTAATGGAGCTATTGATAGCGAGTCAACTGCCCGCCAAATCGTAAGTCTCCTCAATGATTCTTCAGCTCGAGGAACTCTAGGCGGGGGCTTAATCTACGCATGACCGCCTGGACTCCCACTTACAAGATTCTAGTAGATAGCCAAGAAGTAACCGATGTTACTATTGCCAACCTAACAGTAACTTCTGGACGCACTGATATAAATCAGCAACCCGTCGCAGGATATTGCCAGTTGCAGTTAATCAACTTTGATAACAGTTCTTACAACTTTACAGTGGGAACAAGCTTGACTGTCGAAGTGACCAATTCTGTAGGCACCTACGTCCCAATCTTTGGCGGGAACATTTCTGATTTCACGATTGGGGTAAATCGAGCAGGCAACCTTGGCTATACGACTACTGCAACGATTACGGCTCTTGGCGCTTTAGCCAAGTTACCAAAGCTTATCAGCGATGGTGTTCTCTCCCAAGATCAAGATGGCGACCAGATTTATTCGCTATTATCTAATTTTTTACTAGGTACATGGAATGATGTCCCAGCAGCAGAAACATGGGCTAATTACAACCCTACAGAAATATGGGCTAATGCGGTAAATATCGGCTTAGGCGACATTGACCAACCAGGCGATTATCTTCTTATTTCCCGATCATCAAGCAAAACAGACCTTTACTCACTTTGCACAGATATTGCCAACTCAGCCTTTGGTGTTCTCTATGAAGATGCTAACGGCAATATTGGTTATGCTGATTCCACTCATCGACAGGATTACCTAGCAAATAACGGCTATACGACCCTAGACGCTAACCATGCCAACGGCCTAGGACTAGCTGCAACTACACGCGCTGGAGACCTAAGAAACTACTTTAATATTATTTACGATAATAATGGCAACCAGTCCTATGTCGCTGAGGACGCCATTAGCCAGTCCCTTTATGGGACTTATGGAGAATCTTTTACCTCTCGAATTAAGAATACAGTCGACGCCGAAAGCCTTGCAGATCGCTATATATCTCTTCGAGCCTATCCGTACCCTAAATTCGAGGCAATTACCTTTACCCTTGGAAACCCAGAAATTGATGATTCTGACCGAGACGCTCTTATTAACATATTTTTAGGCCAGCCCGTATGGATTCAGAACTTGCCGGGCAATATCAATAATGGCTCATTCCAGGGTTATGTCGAGGGTTGGACTTTCCGAGCCTCGCTCAATAATCTATCCATAACTTTCAATGCTTCTCCGATAAACTTCTCCCAAGTTGCGGTAAAATGGGAACAAGTAAATGCAGCGGAGACTTGGAACACAATTAATACCAGCCTAACCTGGCTTGATGCGATAGGAGCAGTAGCGTAATGGCAACAACAACTACGAACTTTGGGTGGGATATCCCTCAGTCGACAGACTTAGTAAAGGATGGCGCTACCGCTATCGCTGCACTCGGACAAGATATCGATACAGCTCTCGTCGACCTTAAAGGCGGAACAACAGGCCAGGTACTAGCCAAGGCTTCAGGCACAGACCTTGATTTCTCATGGGTCGCTCAGGATGACTCAAATGCCATTCAGAACGCTATCGTCGATGCTAAGGGTGATCTCATTGCTGCAACAGCAGCTGACACTCCAGCCCGCCTAGCGGTAGGTACTAACGGACAAGTGCTTACAGCTGATTCAGCCGAAGCAACTGGCTTAAAATGGGCTACTCCGGCAACACCATCTTCGGGTTTAACTTTGATTCACACCGAAACATTGTCTAATGCGGCATCCGTAAACATAGACAGCAAATTTACATCAACTTACGATAATTATTTAGTAGTGGCAAACATTGAACAAAGCACTGCAAATATCATGACAGTTCAATATCGATCTGCTGCTTCAAGCATCACTTCAGGATATAAAACAACATACTGGTACACGGAATACACAGGCAACACTTGGAATGTCGCATCATCAAGTTCTGCATCTAACATATATTCAGTAAGTTCTAATACAGATAGAAACCTGATGGTATTCAATATCGGAAATCCACAAGCTTCTGAGTTCACAAAAGCCCAAATATCCATTACTGATAACACCTATAATCTTGGATATTACTCAGTTTATCCACAGACAACGGCTATCGACGGGCTTAGATTTGCTGCAAGCACAGGCACAATGACAGGCACAGTTCGCATCTATGGATACCAGAATAGCTAAGGAATAGACATGACACTTACTCAAATCATCAAAGATTTACGCGCAGCTAATCCAGAGCCTTATGGTCAAACCAATGGGGTAAAGTACAAAATGGAAGGCCAAGAGTTAGAAGATTACTACACCGAATCGGCTAAAGTAATTCTCGAAGAAAAGCAGAAAGAAGCTGCTGCTGCTTCTAGCGCTAAGGCAAAAGCAGAACTATTGGATCGTCTAGGTATAACAGCCGAAGAGGCTAAACTCTTACTGGCATGACCCCAAAACTATGCAAGGCAGGGGTTCAACTTCGCGAGCAAATCGATGACGCGTTCCCCGATAGAGATCGTAGTAGTGACGGGTGGATTGCCGATGCCCGACATGTTGCTGCGGGTCGCTCTGATCACATCCCCAATGCTTCAGGCTGGGTATGTGCCATCGACGTTGACCGAGACCTTGCAGGTAAATCCGGTAAGCCAGACCTCATGCCTAATCTGGCAGATCAGATTCGTCAAGCTGCAAAGCGAGACAAGCGAATCAAATACATCATCTTCGATGGACGAATTGCATCGCCTATCTTGGGCTGGCGTTGGAGAAGCTACAAAGGATCTAATCCGCATCGGAAGCATTGCCACATTTCTTTCACTAAAAAAGGCGAGTCGGATGGCTCGTTCTTTAATATCCCGATGATAGGCGGAACCGAATGAACATGAAAAATCCATACATCCTGACTGCTGGCGCATTCCTTTCGGCTTGGGCTGCATCAAACTTTGCATTGGATTATCGCTCAGTACTCTGGGCCATACTTGCTGGCGTCTTTGGTTATGCCACTCCGAAAAAGTGACAGCGCAGGACATAGCGGCTGTTGCAGTTGCT